CTCGAAAGAGGGCCCAGGGCGCTGGCAACATGTCCTCCCCATGTGGGGAAGATCTTGACTCCTTCAGGAGTCACAGGACCATTTGGCTTCCGGGCCACCAAGGAGGTGTTCGATATTGCCATGATACACCGAGAGCGGAAAATTCCGCTCAAGGGTGTCGATGGCAAAGGCAAGCTAACAGTGACCTACAAAGATCACTGGTTGGGTATCGTCAATAAAGACGAATACCTCAACGATAGCACTGCCTTTCTCGACAGCTGTCTTGGAGGGTATCAGATCACTGATACAGAGAGTCATCCACTGTGGCGCCGACATAAGTCTGGCGTCTACAGAGGGGATATTGGTGGACCCTTTAGTACGTTGAAATGGTGGACAGAGGTTTCACAACCTTTGACTCACCTCAACACTACTAGAGTTTGGGATTATAGCCCTGATGGGTCGTTTCCTCGTTACTCAGTGAGTAACAAGTATCGAGGCATTTATTTGCCCTATTATCCCTACTATCTGCAATATCCTAATCCCATGCCTTCTCGGTCATCTGACGATGATCTTGATGAGCTTGGGACTAAGGCTATTGCGATGGTTAGTCCTTCAAATCCCACCGTCGATCTAACCACTGCAATCGGTGAGACCGTCAAAGAGGGTATTCCTAAACTCATTGGCGGCACGCTACGTTCGTGGCGTGGACTCAGTAACCGAGATCGCCGAAGGGCGATCGGTCACGAGTACCTCAACGTTGAATTTGGTTGGAAACCGCTTATCGCGGACTTGACTGATCTAGCCAAGTCCATTATTCACGCTGATAAGATTTTGACATCTTATGAGCGGAATTCAGGTAAGCTGGTTCGACGGGGATATGACTTCCCGGTGGAGACGTCTCACGACGTACAGGTAGCCTTTCCGTACGCATCTCCTTGGTTTGCACCAAGTAATGCGGACATGGGGATACCTGGTTTCTCCGACTATGGCAAGGTGTACAGGACCGATGAGGTTACTGTACGTAGGTGGTTTCGTGGCGCGTTTAGTTATTATGTACCGCCGCCCACTGGGCTGCGGAATAACATAGCGCGTCAAGTTATCCAAGCTAGGAAACTGCTTGGAATTTCACTTACTCCAGATAGTCTCTGGAACCTTGCTCCATGGAGCTGGGCTGTCGATTGGTTTGTCGATGTAGGCGACGTTTTGTCGAACTGGACCGACTGGGCAATTGACAACCAGGTGTTGATGTATGGTTATATCATGGAGCATAAGCGCCATGAACGAACCTACACGTTTGCAGGTCATACCGGTTTACGGGATAACCAGCAACCGGGGGATGTTCGCATGATCGTTGAATCGAAAGTGCGTCGCCCCGCAACACCGTATGGTTTTGGTCTTCAGTGGACTGACTTGTCAGACCGCCAGAAGACGATTATCGCCGCTCTCGGCATCAGCCGATCGCGGTGATAGACGTGCAATCAGCGTTACAACGCCAATTGGGAGTCTAACCGGGCTCCTAGGAGTGATGCTCATGTCATTCACCGACCCGCTCTCAATCACCATCGGAGGTGTCACCTCGGCACTCCCGCGCATCAGCGTAGGAGATGACAAGAGTGAGTACCAAAGTGGTGACGGACTCGTCGCATTGTCCGCTTCCCATGACTATGGGAAGAGGACGCGGCGCGTTCTGCGAGTCGACACTTCGAAGCTGACAGCCGACCCTTTCAGGCCGGCTGAGAACGTCCAGGTGTCCATGTCGAACTACCTGGTGTTCGATCTGCCGAAGGCTGGCTACACGCCGGCCGAGGCACTTGCGGTGTTTCAGGGCTTCAGAACCCTGTTCTCCGCAACTTCGGACGCGATGATCATCAAGCTCCTTGGCGGCGAGTCTTAATGGATGAGCCCGATCTCTCTGAGATCGGGCCCCCCATGGGACTCCATGCCTTTGAGCTGGTATCACCGTGTCACCGGATAGTACTGGCGCTTCTGGAGCCGAGCGAGAAGCTCGGCGTCAGATTGAGCGTCCAGTGCGTTCTCCGAGAAGACATTCGTCTCCTGGGAGGCGCAGCACTGATAACGATCCGCGTACAACGTTCACAAGGAAATTCCTCGTGATTGTTGTAGCGGTCGTCAATGCTGTCTACCTGGTAAGTGAAGCCTTTCTCGGTTTGCATCATGTATGCTAACCGGAAAGGTGTGAATTCAGCAGTGGTTAATAGGGACTTGACCAGAAAGTGGAAAGTATCATACTTTCTCTTTTCTGGGCCGCCCTATTTTCTTGCTGTCTGAGCTGTGACGTGGGCTAGGGATTCGCACACCTCTGATAAGGAGGGACGATGAAAAGCCTGATGTCACTCTGGTCCTGCATAGCACATGAAATGGCTATGCGATGTTGCACTAGCGCCACTCGGGACATAAAATATGTCTCGAGCCGGGTAGAACACGAGGGGCTATCGTTTTTGGCGATATCCCTGGCGGACTATGGAAAGGCCATCCAAAAATGGCTTGACCAAGGTCACGTCGTCCCTTCGGACGCTCCGGGCTTCGCAAGAAGTCCAGGTCGTCGTACTGGTCTCCCTGCATTTCTGCAAGGTTTCCTTGGACGTGTGTTCGACCCTAGTAGTGGCACGCTATTGGACTGCCCAGATATCGAAGCAATCTATGCTCTACGTCAGCTTACGTTGATGTTTAGCAAGATCGCCCTCCCAAAGGACTCCAGAAATGGTGGTCCTAATCAGGTTGTGACACCTGACCGTGAGAGGCGAGCGATGTCTGAGTATGTTCAATGTGAGCAGGATGTTAAGTTCGCAGATTCTATCTTGGATCCTCAATTTATTGAGGATTTCAAGAGAGTGTCTACGGTGCTTTTTGGTGACATGTTCGATTGGGCAGAGAGAAATCTCTTGTTCAATCGTCTTGTCCCGAAGCACGGCCCAGGCGCTGTTGCGGACCGGCTTAGCAGTAATGCTAAGTGGGATTCGCATACCTGGACCACCAGGCTCCAGACGGTATTCCCGGCTGAATCCTTCCTTGTTCCGAGCGCCCGTTTTAGAACGGACGCTCCTACCATTCACTGTCACAGTGAATCGGCACTTAACTACTGTTATAGTAGTGAAGTGACAAGGGTTAACATCCTCGAACCCGGCGCTGAGATTCCCGTTAGGGTTATCACAGTGCCTAAGACGCTCAAGTCACCGCGAATCATTGCGATCGAGCC